GTTCTCTCCCTGGTTTCATTTAGCCACCACCTAGTAAGAACTTGTTTATAGGAGACTCCGGTGTCTAAGATCAAATAGTCTTCGGAAGTATAAATCTTTTGTCCAGGAAGAAGTTGCGATAGTACCTTGAGGTTGATAAATAGTCTATCCATACAGGAAGGGGAGCACATTCTAATCACAATATAGGAATTATTTCGAAGATTTCCGCGAATTAACTTTAAAGAATAAAATCCACGGCTAGATATAATGGGTATTAAAGGACTCAACAGAATCATAAAAAAAATTGCACCAAGTGCAATACAAGAAATTCCTATAGGAAACTATGTTGGTACAAAAATTGCAATCGACAGTAGCATCCTATTGTACAAATATCGGTATTGCTCCCAAGGACCCCAAGGCGAAAATTCCCATGTCTTTGGGTTTTTTCAAAGGGCTTGTTACTATCTCCGCAGGGGCATCCTACCTATATTTGTCTTCGACGGAACACCCCCTACCGAAAAACAATACGTCATCGAGAAGCGTTCTAACCATAAACTACGCATCCAGGAGAAGATAAACGAACTCCAATCCCTCCGAAGCTACTCTACCGCACCCTTGGTTCCCTCGGAGCCCCTAGAGCAAATGTCCATTGACGAAAAGATTGAGAAACTTGGCAAACAGATCATCTATGTCACTCGCCAACACAAAAACGAATGTCGCTACCTCCTACGACTCCTTGGAATCCCCGTCCTAGATGCCAACGGAGAGGCTGAGGCAACCTGCGCGGAACTCCAAAAGGGTGGTCACGTCCACCACACCCTAACGGAGGATTCAGACGCCCTCACATTTGGTGCACCCAGCATCCTGAGGTCTGCGAAGAAACTGGACACTGTCACTGAGATCTCCCTTGCAATCATACTTAAGGAATTTGGCATGACCTACCCACAATTTGTGGATTTTTGCATCCTATGTGGTTGCGACTATGCCCCCTCCATTCCCAAGATAGGTCCCATGACCGCACTGTCCTTGATACGAGAGCACCATACGATGGAGACAATCCTAAATACCCTCCCGGATAGGTACAAGGTGCCTGAGGATTTTGACTATGTCCGAGCGAGGGAGCTCTTCCATAGGACCCAGGATCTTCCCACCGAGATACCTACCCTGACGGAACCCTCCTTGGTGGATTTGGAGGCATTCCTTACCAATGAGATTGGTGCAACCCCAGAGGAAGTCGTGGACTTGATAGGAAAGTATAAGCATTCTGTTGGTTGCTACCGCAATACCGTAGGACCCAAGAATAGTTTGTCGATTGGTTGGCAGTTATTGTTGTAGCCTATTCGTCATCCGAAGCCGTTGCCAGAAACATGGGTGGGTTTCGTAGGGTTGGTTCGGGTTTGTGGTAGTCTAGGTATTGGGGGTGGTCTCGGATGTCCCTCTGTCTCCAGTATACGATGGACTCCCAGAAATCCCTAAGGATTGGGTAGTGTTCGTCAAACCATCTATTGTCCCTTTGTATCCTTACTATATTTAGTACCAATGGGTTTGATCCAGATGCTGGTTTGTATTCAATGTAATCTGCCCTATCAATGTTGAGTATGGCCATATTGAGTTGTACTTGGCTGTAGTAATACTCTGGGCACTCCCCTAGTTTTATCTTTCTTCGATAGGGACATTTGATTTCAAGTAGGACCAGTCCCTCAATGCCTAGGGCATCCTCCGCAACCCCATCGGGGGAACCTGCAAGCCATGGAATTCCATTTGGGTACGTACGTATTGAATGTTCGTCACGAGCAACAGAGTCATAGTCAATGAGACCAAATTCGTGATGTATTTTTCCCATAGCCTTGCAGTACATGTCAATTGCTTCTGATTCATACTTTTGTCCGTGCATAGTTGCTACGTTACCGGTAAAGGGTGGGCCAGCACCGCACTTTTTAAAGAGGACCTCAACGGCTTTTTGGTAGGGATTGGTGCCAATGATTGTACCTGAGTCACTGGTGGTAATACGACCCATGCGTTGTGCAAACCATTCATTGGAACGTTGGGGATGTTGTGGAATTGCGTGTAGCATACGGAGATGTTCTTGGGGGTCCATTATTCTTACGTTCATTGTGGCTAGTTTATTAATTAGTATACACTAATCTTTAAGTATTCTTTGGTTCATCGAAAAATATTTTAAGGAATAGAATATATTATTTAATAAAGAGAATGAATTACGTAAGGGGTAGTACGAGTTCTCTTAGTTCGTTGGGTGAGGTTCATCCGATATTTGTAAGTGAGGATTTTAATAATATTGTTGTTGAATGTGGGTCCACAGAGTTTTCGATACTTACGAGTGAGATACTCTTCTATCCAGAATCCTTTTTGGCAAAGATCATAACGCAGAAAAACCCATTGGTTGACAAATATCCTATGCATAATGGAAGGCGTGTCATAAAGTTGGATCGGGATCCAGAGATATTTAGGATTGTTGCGGAATACTATAGGAAACATACGGTCTATGTGCCCTATAATATGCCTGCTGAGAGAGTCTATGATGAGTTTGATTACTTTTGCTTACCTGTGGATACTACATTGAGGATACTTAACATAGGTGAGTTTTGGAAATCCAAGAACAAGATGATTGCGAATATGGAAAGTATAATGGATATGATGGTATACAGTGATTGGTTCAATGCCCAACTCCATAACAATCTTACATTTATGTGGATAATTGGTCATGGTTCTGATTTAGTAGAAAGTTATAGTATGTTTGCAAAGAAGGAATTGCGTGACCTCATACCGATCTATCTTCGAAAAAAATACAATCTTAATTGTACGATTACAACAACTACCCCAGCAATAAGTGATGTCTTCCATATTCGATTCTTTCTTCCAAAAACACTTACTGGAAGGGAGGATGAAATAAAGTTTTATACAACATTTGAATTATACAAACATACAAATGTAAATACTATAATCCTTTACACACTAAAATTCAGCGTTGAATACACCGTATGATTTAATAGTCTGGAGTAATTTATTGGGGGTTGCACCTACAACACCTTTCAATTTCCCAGATACAGCAAGTTCTTTAAGCTTAGAAAGTGTCTTATTGATGTTGCAATTGTAAAGAGGAAGGAGGCTTGCAATAACCCCTGTCACATGCGGTGTTGCCATTGAGGTTCCCGTCATGAGTTTGGTCTGTGTCTTGTATCCTGTACCCGCACCAAGTACGTCAACACCTGGTGCAAGTATGCTGACACATTTGCCCCAATTGGAAAATCTTGGAACATAGTCTCCCTTGTTGGTAGCACCTACTGTAATTGAGGAACTTGAGGAACCAGGGGAATTTCTACATGCATCAATTCCGTCATTTCCCGCAGCAACAACTGTGATAATACCTTCACGACGTGCTGCGTCAATTGCATTGTTGACAATTTGGGATTTGGGGCCACCTAGGGACATGGAGAGTACGGAGCAGGTTTTTCTGGATTTGGCGTCTCGTATGGCCCATTCAATGCCCCGAATGAGGTTGGAATATGTCCCGCTACCGTATCGATTGAGTACTTTGACCATTGTGACAGTGGCTTTGTTTGCAACCCCAAGGGAGGTTCCTATGATGGTGCTGGAGACGTGGGTACCGTGGCCATGGAGGTCGTAGGGTCCCTCACCGGTTAGGTCGATTCCCAAACGAGCCCTGTTTATCATGAATTCTTTGTGTTTGGTATAAATACCTGTATCAAATACGTATACGGTAGTTCCCTTTCCGTGAAAATTTGTAGAGTACTTGCCATCGAGGGGGAGGTTGGATTGGTCAATGCGATCGAGGTTCCATGGGGAACTTGCAATATGCATTTCTTGATCGGGTTCAATGAGTTCTATTGTATTATCTTCTTTAAGGAGTTCTTTGGTAGTTTTGTTGGATTCAATGGTGACTGCGCTAAAGTTTCCAAAACGTACAATACTGGAAGCCCGAAGGCCGCTATGAATGGTTGCTATGTATTTGTTATGTGTAGCATTTACAAGACTGGAAAGTAATAGTAACAGAACCGAAGTTCTCATTTAGAAATATATAAATATAAAAATTTTAGAAATTTTTGGAATTATTTAGA